TCTGGCTTCAATCTACCAGAAACTGATACTAAATCCGGTCTTACATTTTCAAGATCTTTATTATATGTATTATCCATTATCTGATTACTTTAAAATAAATTTGGTCGTCTACATACTGTGTAGTAAAGCCATCTTTAATCTTAAATTCTAAACGATAATAACGTTCTGGCATAAGGCCATTTAAATCTAAGTAGACAAAATTACTAGTAGTATCGCAACTCACTTTATTATAAATATCATCAAAAGGAATTATGGCTTCATCTGTAGCGGCATCAAATACTGCGTAACTAGTTGTAGCCGGCAAGAATTTTACTGTTTGTTCCGGGAATAAATTAGTAGGAGATTTTTGCGGATATTTATCTCTTGTATATATTCTAATTTTAGCTATCTCGGTATCTTTATACGTTGGTTTAATATTGGTATATACTATATATGACTCTAAGTTAGCCGCGGCCAATGATCCCGTTGTAAAAGTGCTATTATCCCAGTACATCGTTAATCTAGGAACATATATTGTCTGAGTTTCACGACTGAAAAATCTAACATACCCTTTTACAATATCATTTAATTCATCGGCATCAGAAAATTGAATTAAAAATCCATAATTAGGAATAGTAGCACCTCCACTACCTGATACCCAAATCTTTACGGCACTAGTAACATCCATATTAACATCAGATGGTCTATAAGAAAATGATTCAGATGTTTGTAAACCAGCAGTTGCCCCTAATGATGCAGATTGATACATCCACGAACCGCCACCAGCACCACTTCCGGATACATACAATGAGCTAGACCCAATTTGTATATTCTGACTCGATGATATCCAAGTATTAACAGTATTACCCATTTCTGGATCAGACCACGTTGCACCATCGGTTGTAGCAGCTGCTAAATATCCTGTACCATTTATCCAATTTTCTCCTACTAATTTAGCTGTTACAGTGTATTCAGCCGGCAGATTTTTTGCATGAGATGTATATAATTGCAATACGAATTTAGAGTCATTTACTGTTTTTCCATAAGTAGATAGAGATGCAGAAATTTCTGTCATATCAAATTTAACAAGACTTCTTGATTTTAAAAGAGTTGAACCATCGGTATCCAATCGTTTCCCAATTTCTAAGATTTCATCTAATCCAGTATTCTGTGTTGGTACAGATTCATACAACGTTGCATCTTTTTCTGCATAAAATATTCTAAACATTTATATCCTTAATAATTTACTACTCGACCTTTTATGTCTTGTGTTGGGAATTTAACTTCAAAAATACTAGGATCTAATGATGGATATACAACGCCATTTTTTGTAGCAGTATTTAAATCATAGGTGTTACCGGAATATCCTAATGTGGTATCATATAAATTATTAAATGATACACCAATAACTGATTGAACGCCTTTTACATTACCAATTAAATTTAAAATATCAGATTTAACAATTGGTTGATTGATTTGCCAACGATCGATATTAAAATAATCTTGAACTGTGCTAATACATTTTAATAGTATTTCATTGCTATTATAATTTGGAAGTACTGATATTTCAAATTGAACTCCTAGATTAATAATAAATGCATCTTTAATATTTACAGCATCCGTTAGTATTCGATAATATCCTAAATATGTTTTTAAGTTTTCTTTTACTGCTAAATTTAACTCAGTTAATTGTTTAGATGAATTAAATCCTAATACATACATATTCATTGCTAATGGGTTAGCGATTCTAGATTGTTGGTAATCTTGTTGCGATAACTGATCATCCGGAACAATGTATGCTTTTGCAACACTACCAAATTTTGCTGGCATTGAATAAGAACGTATAATATAATCTTCTCTAGTTACTAAACGATTTTGAGTAGCAAAATTAGCTAAAGCATTATTTTTAATGTCTTGCAACGTATCTGCAGTCTTAGCACCATTTGCTGGAGCTGGGTTTGAAACTGCTACTGTATTTTTAACAAAATTAACTAGGCCAGCATTTGATGTACTATTAATATCAGTTTCATACTCTATAAAATTAATTTTAGTTAATACATTTGCTGGAACGTTATCAACTAATCCATTCCCGGTAGTATACGTTACAGTTAATGTTGTATTTGAAGGCGCTTGGCCATATGTTCTCGTATATAAAAAATTAGACGGGTCAATATCAATATCAACTGATCTACGAAATCCTGCTAAGCCATTTCCTACATTGTCAGGATTGGGAACAATTTCTTCATCATTATTATCAGATATTCCAGCACCAAATTGTACTTCTAATTTATTATCACTTCGTAAACGGGATACAAAACGTTTTGCTGTTTTCTTAAGTTTTAATAAACTAGGAGATGAATCTCGATATGGAGCTAGGTCTGGATCATTTTCTAATAAATTAGGAACATCTTCAAATATTGTGTCTTGTGCTAAGTATGGAACTTCATACCAAGCATCGCCATCTGATTCTGTTACCGAAACAATTTCAATAATATTAGTTTCTGGTAATACAAATTTATCATATGCAACTGGGGTTGTAAATGTAAATGTAGCGGTCTTAACATCTCCCGATACCGCTTTAACTGATTTTTTTAATAAGTAATAAGTTGGCAAGTTAGTAACATCATTGCTTTCATAGATAGTAACTTCTGTAGTATCATATGAAGATGAGAATCCAAAGTCAACTGAATCTAATGTTCTAAATACCGAAGGGCCGGTTGTTTGTTTAACTTGCATTCCTGGGCGAATTGCTAAAGCATAATTAAAATCAGGAGCAACAGCAGCACCAGTACCAATTGCGGGTACTAGCTGATAAACATCTAACATTACATGTGCTGGTATTGAATTTACAGGATTATATCCTAATGATTTTGCAATATCATACACATTACCACGTTCAGTAGCTTGTTCTAATAATGATTCTTTTAAATTTGAATCAGTGTAGAATGATAATACATCCCCTACATATGCTGCAAGTTCAACAAATAACATCCCGGGAGATGATTCATTAAAATCTGTATATGTTTCCGGAAAGTATTGTTTTGTAAAATCAATTAAGTTTTTACGAAACTGTCCAAAATCTTTTCCTATATACGATATATCTTTTTTTGTTTCCATATTATTCCCTATTCAACTGCAAGTGTGCCATCAGTCGATGATATGAATGTAATCGTATCTGGCGAAAAATTCTGAACTGAATATTTTATTGTTATTTTTAAATTATGAATCATTGTAGGATCGTCTTCATTTGTAATAATATCAACCGATTCTATAGAAATTGAAGGAATCCAATAATTTATTGGGACTGTAAGTAGATCAGTAATATCGTCTTTCAAATCTGATATATTTGGTTCAAAGATAATATTCAACAAATTGGTACCAAACGTTGGTTGCATATGTCGCTCACCAACCCGTGTTAATAATAATGCTTTTAAATTTTCTTTTACTTGTTGCGGGGTTGTATATATACTACTAAATAATCCACGAGTACCAGTAGAAAATGCTACACCTAAACCAACATTATTAGTTACAGTTACAATATTATTTACCGGTACGACTTGATATCCCATTATCTATTTTTCTTTTTATCAATTGCTTTCATCAATGCAGAATAATCTCTAGTAAGTGCAGATGCAACTTCCGGAGCTACTTCATATATTTTACCGGTTTCTGGATCCTCCATTACTGCTGGAGCCGGATCTATACCACTCATTGCTTGTTGCATATTTTGACGCATCATTCCAAACCCTTGTGCATCACGTGATGTCATGGTAATTTCGTCTACAGATTCATTCATCATTTCAGCAAAACTATTCATAGGCTCAGGTCGCTGTTCATACATTGCTTCCGTTTCATTTAAAATAGATGCCCAACGATTATCTTCAAACATTGGTTTTTTCTTTGGTGCTGGTTTTTGATTTCCTGCAATATTTTTTGGTTTTGCTGGCTGTGCCATTTCTGAAATAGTAGGTTTTAAACCTTCCTTCAAAATCTCAGTTAGTTCTTGTTTAATAACCGTTTTTAATTCTTCACGGACTATTTTGCGTAGAGCTAATATAAATGTTTTATTATCCATAGTACTTATTTTTATATAAATATTGTAATTATTAATTTACGGGTGTTCCCCAACCTTTATTAGTTTTAGGGCCAAATATTTGATTTGTTGATGTATTAACAAAATAATCATTAATATTACCATCCGTTATAACTGGAGGAATTTCTGATGTTATTACTTTGCTTGGAGCTTCGATTAAATTTTGCATTACATTAATTTGATCATCTAATAAATCTTGTATACTGTCTACTCGGAAATCAATATCTTCTTGTGATACATTAGTCGTAGTATAAAATTTACTAGTATATTCTAGCGATAATCCCACAGGATTAATTAATCTAGCAATATCTTCTGAAGTTTCAAATTGTTCATTACTACAAATTGATGATAATTTTTTAATAGAATTTGCTATATTACTATTGATACTATTAAATTGAGATTTAATATTTTCTAGTATATTTGTTAGGCTGGCTACGCCGGATTTTGAATTTTCTATAAGTTTTGTAAATATATTAATTAATTCTGTAATCGGTCCGGACGGCACACCAGGTACTGCGGGAATTGCTAATTGTACTAATTTTAATGCAGTTGCAACCGTAGCTACTACCTGTATTGAATTAGCAATCGAACTTATATTATTGATTAATGTATCTAGTTCATTAATTAATGTTTGTAGGTCAGCTAGTTGTTGTTTAACTTTTGAAATTAAAGGATCGCTACATTGAGTCTCCGGAGGTAGATTCAAACAGTCTAATGCAGTTTTATTAGCTAAATTAGATATTGTTGACATTTTACCAGATAATATAGGTATTATCTTTTTAACAATTTGTGATGGTATTTGTGTTCCGATTGACATATTATTATCTTTAGTTATGCAATTAAGTCTTCTTTGTATTGATCAATTTGAATAGTCTTACTCAGCAATCTAGATAAATCAATACCAGATAATGCATTATTGATTGGGGTACAGATAGCACCAGATGAATCTACAAATCCATGTTGAATCACCATGACAATTTTTTGTAGTAACTCTTGAACCGCTGGTCCTTGTAGTATTGGTTCGTACGGTCCGGTACCGATATTTACCTTTGGAGATAATAGTTCAATACCTTTTTGCGAATCTAATGCAACTACATCTGTTTTTGCTTTTAGTATAACACGATCAGCAACACCAATAAATTGAGATTTATTAAATGCAGAATCAGATATTCCTATTTTTAAAATATTATTTAATTTAATATTAGGAATACTTTGGGTACTAGTTAAATATAAAGATGCATCATCTGATTCAATATTCTCAACAGTGAATTGCTTATTTGTATAATTTTTTTGTCCATTTGCTATTATAGTAATAGGATCACCGGTTTGTTTGCCTTCCCATGGTCTATCAATACTATATGTATTCGACAAATCAACAGTACTACCAAATCGTATACTGTTACCCCATCGACCTTCAATAATCGAATCTCCTTCAAATGGCTGTAATGGTGATATAACTTTTGGTTGAAATGTAGTTCCCGGCAGCGTGGCATCAATTTGTTCCTGATCTAATTGAATTGATAGTCCAGGAATTGTATTATCATTAATTGATGACTGGATATCTACGGTTGACAAATAGTACCAACAGTGACGCCATTTTTCAGATGTAGCTTCATGATTAAATGTTTTAACTAGTAATACATATTCTCCAACTAATGGAATACGTTTCATGTTAATATTTGCTGGCTTAGCAGTTAATTCAGTGTGATTATAATATGAACTACATCCGCGGGCTTTTATAGAAAATAAATTGCTAGTATTACCATTTGGGGAGGATGGGTCAATATATTTGTAAGTATCATCGTAAGCTAATACCTCAGCAATTTCAAATTGAACTTGGTTATATTGATCCATTTAGGTCCTTTCCTAACTTAGCTTGAGTAACTGATATTTGTTGTTTAATTGCTTCTGCTTCATCATTGATACTTTGTATTTCATCTTCTAATTCGGAAGATAATGTTGATTCGGCAATTTTTAATAATTGAGTTTTTTCTTCATCACTTAATAGTCCATCCGCGCCAGCAATAGTTTGTTTAGTTGAAATAAATCTTTGAACAATTGCCGTTAGTTTGACAAGATGATCATCATTCTTCACAGCAACGTCTAAGTATTCTTTAATTAATGGGACTATAATCGTAGCATCTGATGCATTACGTATAAGTGGTTGTAACTGGGCAATCAATTGATTTATTTGTCTATCTTTCTTTTTAGAGTTATGATAGACATCGGACATTAAGTCAGCAAAACTAGTGCCTTTGAATAATTCATCATTCTTGTCCATAATTCAAATCCTTTAATATAAATATCAAAAAGGTAGATTTATGAAGTTTTCTTGTTCATATTCTTTAAACTTCTCTTCATATAATTCTTTAAGAACTTTTATTACACGAGTAATATTTGATGTTTCTAGGCCAGATCTTTCACGAATAAAAATATACAAAGCTTTTTTATTAAAGTCTTCTATATTTTCTCGAGACTCAAAAATATGTAATATTGAGTCAGCAACGTGAATGTCGGTCGGATTAGTAAAAATAAAATTTAAGTTGTTATAACAATGTTCAATGTAAGCATCCATAAATTCCCGGAGCGTTTCACGCATATCATCATTATGCATTTCAATTCCAATATTTCTTTGTTCATCAATATCTAATTCACCGGTATCTGCTTTAAGTTTTGCATAACCTTTTTGATTCTCAGCAATTAAATAGTTAAATGATGTTCTGGTATAATAAGAATATGCCTTTCCAGCAGTTGGATTAAATTTACGAAGTCTTTCAGTTAGGTAAGTAACCAGGTCGGTTTGTAAATCTAAAAATGAACTATCGATATAAACCGGTTTCATTTTATTAATTAGATTCTCTGCCATTTTCATGAAAGCTGGATAAATAAATCTTCGGTAAACACGTTCTCGAAGAACTGGTCTATCTTCAATCCGATTATAA